TGATGTGAGCAACAGCCATGTACGTATCGTCTGAGGAAAACGCAACGCCATTGCCCAAGCCAGAAGGCAAAGAGGCTGGATCGGCTAGTTTTGTGAAGATATCCCCGCTGCGTTTGTAGATTGTGATGTACGGCGATGTGCCGTGAGCAACCGCCATGTACGTATCATCTGAGCTGAACGCAACTCCAAGGCCATTGCCAGAAGGCAAAGAGGCTGGATCGGCTAGTTTTGTGAAGATATCCCCGCTGCGTTTGTAGATTGTGAGGTACGGCGATGCGTCGTGAGCAACCGCCATGTACGTACCGTCTGAGTTTAACGCAACGCCATAGCCATAGCCAGTGCTAGCAGGCAAAGAGGCTGGATCGGCTAGCTTTGTGAATGTATCCCCGCTGCGTTTGTAGATTGTGACATATGGCGATGTGCCGTGAGCAACAGCCATGTACGTATCGTCTGAGGAAAACGCAACGCCATTGCCATTGCCAGCAGGCAGAGAGGATGGATCGGCTAGCTTTGTGAAGATATCCCCGCTGCGTTTGTAGATTGTGAGGTACGGCGATGTGTAGTGAGCAACCGCCATGTACGTATCATCTGAGCTGAACGCAACTCCACGGCCCAAGTCAGAAGGCAGAGAGGATGGATCGGCTAGTTTTGTGAATGTATCAATATCCTGATCGTAAATCGTGATGAATGGCGATGTGATGTGAGCAACTGCAAGCAGCGGCACAATGTCAAACGCCGCTAGTGTCGTCGCCGTCACACTCGCCCAAGCACTAACGCCATAAACTGCACCCCTGTGCCGTGCTCTGAACGTGTAGCTTGTCGAAATCTGCAACAGCCCAGCTGGAACGGCAATGCTCAGCTTATTCGTCGCATCGGCTAGAGATTCCCATACCACCGTAAGCTGGTCGTCGAGCACTTGCCAGTCAGTGTTCAGATGTGTGTCGCTATCAACAGGCGTTGTCGCAAATGCTGAAGTCGAAAGTGTTGGCGTTTCTGGCACTTCGTTGGGGGAGCCGGTGACTGTGAGGTTTGGCTGATTGACGGATATTGTGCCCGTTGCGAAAGTCTGCGTTGCGCTCCACAAGCTCACCGACCCGCTTACAGCCTCATCACGGCACCGCCATTTGTAATTAGCATTTTGGTCAAGTATTGTCGCTACGACGTGACTGTCAACGTCACCGGCAAACTCGTAAACAGGCGTAGACCAATCGCCCGCGGCAACATCAACTTGGAAGCGTCTGACGGCGCGGGCATCGACACTATAGACGCTGGCATATCCACCTGCTATCAGCTCAGGAGTTATGACAACGTCAGTTGCACCAGATAACGGCTCGACAGGCTGCGGTGTGCGGATTTCCTGGAAAATAACCAGCCTTTCCCAAGCGGAAGACACTCCCGGAACATTGGCTGATACGTTGGCGACATTCTCAAGCAACACCCAATAATCTGCCTCATGATAAACACTCGCCGGGACAGTGAGCGCACCGGCCAAGTCAATCCAGCGGCCTTTAAAATTCGCGGCTGCTGCGGATTGTTGCGCGTATGTCTGCGCGTCAAGGCTGTACTGTTGCGCCGCTAATTTATAGCCGTTCGATTCTACGGCGCTGTTGGCTGACTCCACAGCACTCCCCTCAGCTGCAACAGCCCGCCCGTCAACGTAATCGCCCATCTCGTCAACTTTAGTCGCCCATGCTGGCAAGGCGGCAACGTGGTCGTTGGCTTTTGCCGCGAATGTCTCCCGATCTTCACCCCGCACCGGAAAAGGCGGGAGCGTTGGTATAATTGGTTTAGCCATCGTTAAAACTCCTCAATAGTTGCTGAACACTCTGTTATGGTCCCGTCCCCGTCAGAGATTGTACTAAAATTCGTGTAAACCCCGAAAGTGATCGTTTCCGGCAAGTCGCCATCTCCAACAAACAGTGTGGGCCTCGCGGCTAACGCCTGGAACCGTCTCCTGGAAATGTCGATTAACGGATTTTCGATCATAAAATCATAATCCACAAGGCGGATCGTGCGCCGCGGTATCAAGATAAGATTGCCGAAGCCGTCCCGGTCTTTACGGCTGTAATCCTCAATCCGCGTTTGCACCCCTTGCAACGTCACGCCAATATCGCGTTCAACCCCGAACACCACGCGTCCAATGGCTGATGGATCGTCAACATTGATCGTGCTTACCATGATCTGCAAATCAGCACCCTGGTAAGGCGGCAAGTCATCAAAATAAACCGCGCTCAGCTGCTCGTAATCCGTGAAATAATACTCCCACCAATCTGCAACACCAACATCAACAAGCGCTTTTGTCGCGTCAAAAACAACATCAAGCCCGTCCGTCAATGTCACCTGGCATTCATAACCGACGGCACCCAAAATTGCAACAGCGGACAACAGCGGCACACCGGCAAGCGCCACGGCAATACCGCCGTCGCGTGTTGACAGGGAGTCAGCGCCTTCGGTCCACATGCGCCAGATATTGCTATAGCCAACGCGGAACCACTCATCCGAACCAACAGGGTTCTGCGTTGTAGTGACCAGCGCCTCATAAACGCTATCATCAACAACGACCCTATCGCCCTCGTTGTATGTGCCAGACGCCCAATCAGACTCGATATTGAGCACGTTGGTCGTTAGCATGGACTCCGTTACATTTACCGGCTCAATGATTTTCATATTGCAGCACGCTCCTCTGGCAACCCCTCAACATTCCAGCGGTTCAGGCGGTCGCGGGTTTCGCCGGTGTTTTTTGTAGTTTGACGGATATACCCCTTCAACTGCCGGATCTCATTCAGCAGCTCTTTGTTCGCGCCGAGGGCATCCATCAACGCTTTATTGCTGGTAATACGGCTTCCGCCAGTCACCTCAATCTCAGGCCCACTCTCGCCGACCATTCGGACCCCGCCGGAGTGGACGCCGCCGTTTGCAAAAGTTCTCCCCTCATCCATCCCAAAAAGCGCATAGTGCTGTAACCCGCTATCAAAAGACCCAGCTTCGACAGCAGCAGCGACGTCTTGGTTGTTTTGCAGATACCGTTGTTCTGCGCTTAACGACGGAAGAATAGAAGCGGCTTTTGCAGCAGAGGCGTAATTGGTTAGCGCCTGCCTCATAGACAAAACAGCCGTTTCTACCCCAAGAATTGCATTCAACTGGGCGTCAAGTTTTTCCATCTGAGCTGAAAACTGGGAGTCTACAACAGCGGCCTTTGCTTCCTCATACGCCTTTATTGCATCAGCAACGCTCATTGTTGTTTCCTCAACTCCGAGGACTGCATTCAGCTGGTCGTCGAGTTTTTCCATCTGAGCTGAAAACTGGGAGTCTACAACAGCGGCCTTTGCCTCCTCGTATGCTTCTATCGCGTCGGCAACGCTCATTGTTGTCTCGTCAATGCCGAGGACTGCGTTCAACTGATCGTCGAGTTTCTGCATCTGAGCGTCAAATTGATAATCTACAACAGCGGCCTTTGCCTCCTCGTATGCTTCTATCGCGTCGGCAACGCTCATTGTTGTCTCGTCAATGCCGAGAACTGCGTTCAACTGATCGTCGAGTTTCTGCATCTGAGCGTCAAATTGATAATCTACAACAGCGGCCTTTGCTTCCTCGTACGCTTCTATCGCATCAGCAACGCTCATTGTTGTTTCCTCAACTCCGAGGACTGCATTCAGCTGATCGTCGAGTTTGCTGATTTGTTTGTCGTAGTAAATCTCAGCTTGCTTTATCTGCCGCTCAAGATTATCAAGCGTTTTTTCCTCAATACTCAGCTGGTCGTTCGTTGCGTCCTCAAGCTGTGACAGCGCCAAAGCGGATTTCCGCTGGTCGCGCATGTAGTCTTCAGACGTCGCATAAAGCTCTTGATTGCCGGAGGTTAAAATACGTGTGTGGTCACTCAATCCCTCAAGCGCCGACACGTTACCCGCCCGCACCTGACCGGCTATCCCCCTGACACCCATAATTGCGTCAAGGATCGCTCCCCTGGTTATCTCATCAAACGACTGCGACGCTGAGGACAACGCATTCATCGCGCCGGTCAAAATGCTAACGCTCTCTTTTGACCTCTCAACTTGTGCGTTCAGCCCTGCAAGCGTCTCCTGATATGATTCTGTCAGCGTCTGTTTTTGTGCATCAAACGAACGCCTTAAAACATCCTCCATTGCGTCCTGATGTTGCACGAGCGCGTCGTATTCTGCTTGCCTCCGTTCGCGTTCGGCGTCAAACGACCTGCGCAAAACAGCTTCCATTGCGTCTTGATGCTGGACAAGTGCATCGTATTCTGTGCGCATACGTTCACGTACAGCGTCAAACGACCGCCGTAAAACGCCTTCCATTGCGTCCTGATGTTGCACGAGCGCATCGTATTCTGCCTGCCTCCGTTCGCGTTCGGCGTCAAACGACCTGCGCAAAACAGCTTCCATTGCGTCTTGATGCTGGACAAGTGCATCGTATTCTGCCTGCATCCGTTCGCGTTCGGCGTCAAACGACCGGCGCAAAACAGCTTCCATTGCGTCTTGATGCTGGACAAGTGCATCGTATTCTGCCTGCATCCGTTCGCGTTCAGCGTCAAATGACCGGCGTAACATATCCGCCGCTGCGTCAACAGCTTTTTGTCGCTCTGCTAACAGTTCTTCCTCAGCTTCAGCTGCCTTCTGCGCTGCAACCGCTGCGTCCTCAAGCCCGTAGATAAACTGTAATAACGCCCTGTTGCTCTCATCAGTTGCGTCGATCTCTAACTGCCGACGCTGCGCCAAGGCACCAGCAGCATCGCCGGTTGCTTCAAGGTACCGAATCCCAAGGTTGTAGCGTTCTTCGGCTTTCTTTTCCAGTTCCTTGTAGTATTCATCGGCCAGATCCGACACATTCAACAACGCAGCAATTTGTTCCTGACCTGATTCGGTTGTCGCGTCAAGGGTTTGCATCAGCTCCCACATAGCATCGCGAGTGTTCGGTATGGTCAAGCCGACACGCTCAAGGGAGCGTGAAAGGTCGGATGTCAACAGCTCAAATTGGTATTCATCAGACGCAAAGTTTTTGATAAAACTGTTCATCCCGTCGATGAATTTATCCATACCTCCGGTAGCTTCGATAAGGGCGGCTGATAGTGCGGCGGTTTCCTGCGCCATTCGCTGTGAGGATTTCTCATATTCAAATGTCAAACCTAAAAAACGGAGCGTTGCAGTTTCCGAAACATCAAGCTGGAAACCGAGCCGCCCCATCGCTTCCTCAACTACTTGCACGTTTGTTGCAACACGGGCCAGGGTTTCTCCTAACCCTTCGCCAACCATTTGAAAGTCAACAAGCCACGGAATAACCGCTTGCGTAAGATTGTCAAATATCGTGCCAAAAACGGCTTCAATCTCTTTCGCCTGATCTTCTGCGGACAATCCTTTAAGGCTGATCCGGATCGTATCAATAAAAAAACTCTCCATCGCAGCTTCAATTTCAGAATCGGCAATTCCCAACGCCGCCGCTCCAGATCCGACTGATTCGGCGATTGAGTCAAAAACCAAGCTAAACTGCCTCGCCACCTCATCAGGAAGATCGGCATAGTATGTGCGGGTTTTGCTGCTGCTCCATACGTACTTTTTCGACTTCACTTTCTGGTACGCACGGACCATAGTATCGTCAATTATTTCTGTAATAGTGCCGCCGATAATTTCAATGCCTTCGTCTTTAACTTTTGACGATCCACCCAACAGCTTGCCGACCCCGCTGATTATCCCTCCAAAAATGTCAAAGGGTAACCGACCAATGTCGGATAGAAACCCACCAACGCTGCCCAATGAACCCAAAGTTTTATCCAAAAGATCCCCATGAAGATACGCACCATCTGCTATTTTCCCCAGCGGGTTTGCGATAAACATGCTTGACAAATTCGTGTTAAACGGATCGCCTCCCCTTGCTATGAGCGTTGAAGCTCCGGTTATCCCCGCCTGCAACTGCCGCAAAGCCGCTAGCATATCCTGGTTGATCCCCACCAGCTTACTTGTCGCATCGGCGGTTATCTCGGTCGCGTTCAGTATCGATTCGCTTTTTGCCTCCATATCGCCGAGCACTGTGCCTGTTCCCTGGGTTAGTTGCCCGCTTGGAGTCCCGCCTCCTCCGATCTTAGCCGACCCTGAAAGGTGCACGCCGAATGAAGCAACCACAGCGGCCATCGTTGCCATACGCGAAAAAGCGGTGTAAGGATCGCCGGTGCCTTGCGTCAAAACTGCGGCAACGGCTCGTACGACGTTAGTCGCTTGTATAGCATCTTCGAGGTTTTTATAATGTTTTGATTCGCTGTCAAGGCCGCGCTGCATTATCAACATGGCTTTCACTGCATCGCCTGCAGCTTCGTCAAATCCTTCGCCGATTCCCTTGACGGATTCTTTGACTTCATCGACCGCCGGAAGCATTTTGTCAGTCAGCGCGACAGCAATGGCATCAAACTGGTCAACATCAATCAACCCCGCGTCAAGCAACTCCCCCAACTGCTCATAAACTTCCTGAATGTCCTGCAACGCCGCGTAAGCTGGATCTGCTGCGCGCTTGAGCTTTTCCAGCTGTTCGTTAAGGTCTTTTTGTGCGGTATCTAGTTCTTCTGCTGCCTTCGCCCCATCTGATTCTGCTTTTGACAGTATATTTACGTCTTTTGCTGTTGCGCGGAATTCCTCACGTTGTCTGACAAATTCAGCCCTTATTTGTTCTCGCGTTTCGAGTATTGCTTTTCCGCTGGCAATGTGCGCATCACGCTCTGCACGAATTGCATCAATTGAATCGGCAAGGGCCTTGTCAGCAATCATCAATTCAGCTTTTAAGATATCACCATAGCCTTCCCCATCAAACCAGTTGCGCGGGTCGAGGTTATGCGCGATAGCCTTGCCGTATGCAACCGTCCTCTGCACAAAGTCAGCGATATAGACAGCTGCGAGCTGTATTGCAGCCCTGACATTCGGAATAAAATCACGGAATGCACCTGCAAGAAACTCCCCTATAGTGTCGGAATCTTCCCCGATATTTTCGGCAAATTCCCTGAAAACATCGTTCGCGGCATTAGCGACAAACTCAATATCACGCCCCAGGTTTTCAAACTCAAACGACAACCGCTGCAAATAAACGTCTATCTCACCGCTGGCGATAACAATTTCAAGCTCTTTTACCGCTTCGGTCGCCGTGGTGTAAAAGTCAATCAGGAGTTGGCTTCCATCCTGGCTGTCAAATATGGCTTGTCTCGCCTCTTGAATGGCTTGTCTTAAAGCATCCTGCGCCCCTGCAAGCCCTTCGGCTTCCCGTCTGGCAACACCGCCATACTGACCGGCCAGAACGTCAAGAATCATGCTTTGCGCTTCGGCCTGTCGGTTTGTCTCGACAAGCTCTTTGATCATGTCGGTTTGCGTTTTGGTAAAAGATACGCCCGACCGATTAAGCTGGCCGAGGTTGCGGATGGGATCTTCAAGCACTTTGCCCAGTTGGGTCATGGCGCTGTTCAGGTTGGTGCCGGTAACAGTAGCAAGGTCAGCGGCAAGTTCTGTTGCGCGGGTGAAGGTTTCGCCGGTAACAGTTCTGAAGGTCAACATGATCTGTTGCGCAGCCATCACGCCTTCTGTGCTTTGCAGTGTGGCGGCTGCAAGCTCTCGCGCCTGTTCGTGGAGCTGTCGAGCGGTGAATCCTGCAGCTTGTCCGGTTGACCTGACGAGCTGTTCGGTTCTGAGCATATTGCGTTGTAGGGTTTCGCCTTCTCTGATCACCGCTTGAAACTGATTCACCACGCCGCGGATAGTAAGGGTTGCCGCGCCAAGGGCGATAAGCCGTTTCCCCAGCTTCCCGACGGTCGATTCAGCGCGAACACCCGCGTCGCCCATGTTTTTCAGTTCGCGAGTGGCTGTTCTGGCTTGCGTACTGTCAACTGCCAGTGCAACGCGGGTTATGTTCATCGCTTCTGTTCCTTTTTTAGATGTTTGACCATCGCGCCGAAACTCTGGCTAACGTGGTCGCGTGTTTCGTCTTCTGTCTCGACTGGCTTTGGTCGGTGCGGCTTGTTTGCTGCATGGTACTCGCCGCAATAGTCTTTGCTTAACTGCTTGATCTGTAACGCCTCATAGCCCGGCATTGTGGTGTTTGTCAGTTGCTGCCATGCGGCTATTTCCTGGTAACTGATCGGCACCGCCCCGGCCATACCGGAAGAGGCAAAGCCTATTTCGGATAGTGACTCGATGAGATGCTCGCCCCATTCAAGGTCTATCAGTTCGGCCATGGCCGTTCCCTTCAGGATTTCTCCTCTTGTCCGCTTTTGCTTTTCCGGGGTCGCGTGGAGCCAGGCGAGTTGTCTGACCCAAAGACGGACTCGCTCAAACGCTTTGGGTCGTAGTTCGTCAAATTCATGCTGAAATCTGAGACCTGCCGCGCTATCCAGTCCTCGTTTTTATAAAGCTCAATCGCTGTTTCTTTGCTGTATGGAATCGGGCCGTCATCATCTTCAATGTTATCTGACCACCCCTGCGTCAAGGCGGCCAGAAATTCAGCCCCTGACTGCGTGGATTGATCGTCTGTGAGGTTTTTACCTTTTCCGTACTTCCGGTCGCGGGCCTTCATCGCGTTGCGCGCAACGTCAGACTGAATCCCATAAATGTAAAAATCAAGGGTGCGCTCTTTTTCGTCAATGATAGTCTCCCCCGTAAAAGGGTCAACCAAGGATAGTTTTTGTGGAACGTTGCTGGCGTCTCTTGTGTTGAATCTGCTGATCTTCATGCCGTCAAAGTCTCCTGTGTGCGCCGTCAAGTTTTAAGGTGCCTCCCCGCAGGTGACGGCTCCCAGCGGGGAGGCTTCAGCGGAAGGAGGTTGCCCGCTGATTAGATTACTGTGAAGTTCGCGGTTACGTTGATGTCAGCTGTCACGTTAGTATCCGTCCGAGGATTGTCGGTGCTGGCATCAGACCATGCGCTAAATACGTGCGTTGCATCGTTAAGCGGCGCGGCAAATACGGCAGTGGTCGATCCGCCGGAAAGTACGGTCTGTTCAAGATCGCCATAAACCGCGCCGTTAGCGCCGGCTGCATAGGTCACGCTGAACACGTCAGCGTCAACAATCGGTTGGGTCTTGATAGCCAGGCTCACTTCGTTTTGCGTGATCGCGTTGGCGTCGCCATAGTTGTAGGTGTAACCGCTGATTTCAGCCGTGAAATACACCACGCCGATCTCAGGATTAGCCAGCTTGAAGCTGTGAGTCTGCCGACGGTTTGCACCGTCAAAGCCAGACTTAAGAACGGCTTGACCGGAATCGTCAAGACGCTGCGCCATCGGCACGGTAATGTCACCGTAGTTGATGGAGCCTTTTTTCTTGTTCACAACACCCGTTGCGATGGGAATAAACTCGGTTACGGTTGCGCTACCGCCGAATGCCGGAACGTTGGCCACCTCGCCAACTTCTGTCCAGCTCAGTGCCTCGTACCCCGCAGTGGTGTAAGCTGCCGGCGCGCCAACTGCCACGCTCATCACTGTTCCTACGCTGATCGTAATGTCACTCATAATCTTTCTCCTGTCTGTTTGTTAGTTGCGGTTAAGTATGGCCTTGTATGCCATGGTTAAAACGATTTTGTACCATCCATCCTCTGCAATTCCTGGCTGCCGTTTGTTGTTTGTTATTGTCACAGTCACGCCATCAAAACGAAGGCGGGCTCCAACCTTAAACACCCCGAATATCTCATCTGCCTTTTGCTTTACTGCTATTGCACCGCTGTTTGCCGGGTATCGGAGAATCACGCGAAAAACTCCGTCAGTCTCGTTGCTGTCGTTCAGGTTCAGCGGCGTTACGTCGTTTTGCAGTACCAGCAGTTCCGCATAGGCCGCGCCGTCCGTTGCGTTGTAAGACAGGTTCTCATGCGCCACCGGCAAGCCAAAGTCGCCGTCAATAAATGCGCTGATAAGTGCCTGGTCAATTTTAAGCATCGCGCACCTGTTCCTTGATGACATTATTCAAAACAGCAAACTCACCATGATATAATTATTGTGTTTTTTCGCTAACTATCCTTCCTAATCGCGCAACATTTCTATCAACCATAGCATCCATCTCTTCGAGCTTTTCAATATAAGGTAGATTGTTTGACAGCCAATCCACAGTATCAGCTCTAACGGTCGCGGCAACTTCAGCCAGCGCATCACTCCCGCTTTGATCTATGTTTTGCCTTGTTGCGCTTGACGGAGCGCCTACAGTTGTCATCCAATTTGATCTTGCCCGCCCCGTATCGACCCTGGTGTCACGTATCACGCCGTTGAACAGCTCGATCTTGATTGCTCTGACGGTCTGATCAATCGTCGCCCCCGCTACGCGCGCAAGTTGTCCGATCGGTATTTCAGCCATCTATCGCCTCACATGAATGTAGTAAATAACCGCCTGGCCGCCAGGCTCAACCGGCGTCACGTCGATGATCTGCCAATCTGCTCCGTTGATCGTTACCGTGTCGGTTAGTTTTGGCTCAAACGTGTCATCAATAATCAACATTTTGTCGCCCTGCTGAATCAGTGTTCCGTCAACCAGGTCATCCTTGGTTATCCGCTTGAATATCCCGCTCGGGTGATACGTTGCCACGGTTCCTGGGGTCACTGCGCCGGTCACGGGGTCAATGCCCCCGCCTGCGGTGCGCTTAAACTCAAAAGGCTTCCCGAACTTTTGCAGCAGCTTTGACGCTGTATTTGCTGTGCCTTCGTAAAAACTCATGCCCGCACCAACGGGATAGACAATCCGTTACGCCGCAGCAGGCTGGACAACAACGCTTGCCAATGGCTCGACCTGCTGAGTTTCGCCTGTGAGTCTCCGCCAACATATTCCACTTCAATCACGTCAACTTTTTCCCTCTTAACTGCCCTGTTTGGATTCACCGGAAGATTGTAAGGGTCAATCCCTGCGCGAATGTCCAGCGCAAGATTCAACTGGCACAAAATGACTTGCCGCGGAATCTCGGTATCCTCCCAACCGAAGCCGTCAATCGTCAAATTCGTGCGCGGGAAGCTCATCGGCTGATCACGGTCAACCAGGTAGCCTTTAAGCTGCGGCTCTTTGCTGTTGATGTACTGCGCGGCCTTGATAAGTTCGATCTCCGCGGCATCTTCGTTGGTGATAAAAACGCCCAACGATTCAGCGTAAACGACATAATCGTCAAGGCTTACAAATGAGTTTGCGCCGCCAATTATTGTTCCGTCCTCAACAATGATCGCCATCATTTCCACCTATCGTAAACAGTGAACTCGTCTGTTTCCCCCAGCGCGTCGTAGCCCG